ATGTGATCCAAAGGCAGGGGCAGAGCCTCAAGGGTCATCCCCTTACACAGATCTGTGATTGGCGGTTTGTTTACTTCTTCGGCGGGTACTTGGCATTATCGCACTCGTCCCAAAGCTCACACCCCGCGCACTCCTCCAGCTCGTCGGTGTCCTTGCCAAACGTGCCCCCGGCAGGGCATTTCTTGCCCCCTGTGGGCTTGGCGGGCTTGCTTGCCTTTACAACAGTCAGCCGAGCCTTCTCCACGTTCCACCGTTTGCCATCATCAGTAGTCACTTGCACCTTAGTAGTGTTTGGCGGGGTGGAGGTAACCTCGCCCTCAGCCGGCTTGCCGCCAAGCTTGAAGGAAACCCTCATGCCCTTAGTAATCTGAGGAGTTTCCTCCTCTTCCAGATCGGGTTCAGGCTCGGGCTCTTCTTCCTCAGGCTCGGGTTCCTCCTCTTCCGGCTCCGGCTTGGGCTGCTTGCGGGCAGGCTTGGCAGGTGCACCGTCGTCGGCCTCCAGCTCTTCCTCGTCAACGTCTGCCGTTTGCAGGAAGATTTTGCGCAAGCTGTCGTAGTCCAACACTTTTACAATATCATCCAGGCAGTAGCAGGCGTCCAACCACTCTTCCGTGTAGTCGTCTTTGCGGGGCTTGAAGTCGATGCTGGTCACATCGCAGAACTTGTTCTTGCCCATGCTCTTCTCTTCGGCCGTCAGCTTGAGGGTAAGCCCACCCTCCAACTCACAGAACCGAGCGAAGTCTTCGTCGTCGTCAGCGTTCCTGATGCGGCTGTCCAACAGCTTGCCGAACAAGTGGTAACTGTTGTCCCAGATCTGCACGCCCCGGTCCTGGGCTGCAAGGTCCACCACGTTGAAAAGCTGCCGCTCCTTGGGGGCCAATGCCCTAATGAGTTCTTCGTCGGCATTAGGGTCCCGTTCCAGTTTTGCCCGGTACTCGCAAATGGGGCAAGGCTTTTTGGCCGTCTTGGCTGGGCACACATAGGTGTCCTCATCGGCCCCAACGCCCCGGTGTACCCAGTATGTACGCTCGTAGTGCAGCGTCCCCTCATCGGCATAGGGATTGCCCTTGCCAACCTTGTAGGGCAGGATGTCGATGCGGTAGGAGCCCGGCTTCTTGATCGAAAACATGTTCGCCCCACTGGGTATTTCCAGTGAAGTTCTTGCAAATTCACTGGTGTGCTCCAGTGCCCTACGCCGTGCAGCTTCAGCCGCCGAGCTTCTGCGTTTGTCTCTCGCCATCTTGTTTCTTCTTCCTTTCTTTGAATAACTCAGCGGCCTTTAATGCAGCCGCCACTACCATAAAAGTGTTGATGTGTAGGGCAAGTGGGAGGGCCACGTAGACCCCAAACAAAATTCCCACACCGTACACAAAGTGATCTAGGTTAATCATCTTGATCCTCGAACCGCCGCCTCCGCACTTGGTTCTTGGTCTCCTCACTCATGCGTTCCCGGTTTGCACTGGAAACCACAGGCACTGAGAAGTACTCTTGCCCGTGAAGTTGGATTAGCCCTTCGATGGAACGCTTGCGGTTGTCTAGTGCTGTCATCACTGCTTGCAGCAGGTCAACCTTGTGCTTGGCCCTTTGCAAACGTTCCACAGCCACCTGAACGTCTTCGTGCCGGGCTACAGCAGATTTGATTGCATCCACTGTGGGCTTAGCCAGATCGAACTGTTCAGGGTTGGCAGCGATCTCTTGATGGGCCTCGGCTTGGGCTACGTCAAGGGCAGCCTTGGCCCGGTCGTAAAAGTCCTTTGCCTCGGCCAGCTTAATACCCCACTCTAGCACAAGCTTGGGCTGATCCAGGCAGTGCTTGTCAAGCTTGTTAGGATCCAGGTCGAATAAGTGCACCGGGATCTCGTCTTTGATACTGCCGGGCCTACGCTGCTGTTTGGTGTCAATGCCCATCTACTGCTCCAGTGTTATGTATGGTGAGTTGTATTAGGGGCTACTTTTCAATAAGTACCCAGTGCCCTGAGGAACACTGCCGGGCCTCTCTGCCGCGCCAGTGCACCATCCGTGCCCTAGGGCACCGGGCTTAATACAATACATTATACGACCGCTCAGCGGCCCACTCCCGTGCATAATTCGTAACATTGTGCGGCAAGCCCCGCAGCCCCGGTGTCGTACAGGTTGTCCCTAAACGTGTCAATCACGAGATAGGCGCGAGCGGCGTACTTACTGCCCGGTTTCAAAAGGGAGGCCCTGGCACAGGCAAGTATTAATCGCCGTACACCTTCAGGATCGTCCTTCAATTCCCGCAGCACCGCAGCCACGTTTGCCCACTGTGGTTTTGGTGCACAGAATTCCTTCCACAGGTCGAAGGCAGCCGCAGCCATGCTTGATGGAGTGATAGCGTTGAGCTGCTCTTCCTCGTCCTCCAGCCCCATCACTTGGTCAAGATATACCAGTGCCTTGCGGGCTGAGCCCTCGCAGCACTTCACAATCTTGTCCAGCACTTCTTCTGATATCTTAAGCTTCTCCTTTTTGCACACGTAGGCAAGAATATCTTCGATGTGCTTGGTGCTTAGGGGCTTAAGTGCTACCTCGGTGCACCGGGTCTGAATGGTGTTGAGCAGCTTGGTGGGGTCGGTGGTGGCGAGGATGAAGTACACATGCTTGGGTGTGTCCTCCAGTGCCTTAAGCAGGCAGTTTTGCGCGTTCTTCGTGAGCGCATGGCACTCGTCGATCATGTAGATGCGGCAGCTACCCTTAAACGGGGCAGCCATCATTTTATCACGAATGCCACGCACCATGTCAATGCCGGTGTCGTCGGCCCCATTTACCTCAACGTAGTCGATATTGGAGCAGTTGAGTAGGGTTTTCAAGATTCGGGCAATGGTGGTCTTGCCCACACCGGACGGGCCGGTTAACAAGATGGCGTGTGGCACGGCATTCCTTGCCACCCAGTTTTTCACCATGGCGACAGCCGCGTCCTGCCCACGTACCTGCTCCAGTACGGTCGGTCGATACTTCTTATACATTTCCTCTGCCATGCACTCCCTTTCCTAAAATGGTACTTTTGGTCCGCTTGAAAACCAGGGCGTATTCGTGCATCCGTACAAGCAGATGGTCGCCCCGGTCAAAATTCCCTACTCGCCGCAAAGCCCCGTTGCCGCTGTGGGCTAAGATGATTTCTTCTTGCAATTTGAAGAACCCGGTCTGTGTGTGCAGCCGGGCAATGTCGTGATTGAGGGGCAGTAGCTCGTTGTCCTTGCCCCGATGCAACCCCACCACCCATACCGCAATAGCACCTTCCTTGAGGATGATAGCACATTGGTTTATAACCTCCCCCATGCCATATAAGAACTCCTCGTAGGTGCCAGCCATCGAGAGGTCCTGCGGCCCCCCATGGTATTCCTCCATGTTGTAGTATGGCGGGCAAGTGATGAGAAAGTCAGCGCTGTTGGGCTGCACGACGCTTGTTGCGTGCCGGGCATCACAGTGCAGAATGGTGGTTAAATGGCCGACGTCGCAGCGACGGCAGCGTGCACGGGTCGCTTGTACCTCCGCACGCCGTAACTCCGTACCAATGTAAGTCAGGCCCTTTTTAGCGGCCATGATAGCCCTTGTGCCCCCACCGGCAAAGGGGTCGAAGCATACCCCGGACTCAGGGGCGTATAAGTTCAAGACCCAGGCAGCGATCATTGGGTCGAACACACTGCCCTTACGGCCCTTCGTGCCATACTTACCGTAGGTGGTAAATGGGGTCTCGCGGGTATCCGCAAAATCCCCAATCTCCTTCAGGAGTGCCAGCCGGACAGGGTCCTGCTTGTTCACTTCCCATACGGTAGTAGGCCAAATGCCGTACCGCTTGAGTGCGGTTTTGAATATCTCTATCTTCCCTAAGAGTCCGTTCATTTGAGCTCCACCGGCTTCTTGTCAAACCAACTCCCACCCAACGGTGAGGCCTCTGCCTCAGCCACAATTGGCACAATAATCCAGGGCCAAGCGGCAGGCAGTTGCTTGGTGATGATGCGGTTAGCAATGTCCAAGAACTGATGCAGCTCCTCGGCTGGCACGTCTGCCAAGATGCTATCATGGATCTGCCCAACAATCAACGTCTTCATATTGTGCCGCTGTATGTACGAGTGCAACTTTATCAGTGACCATAGCA